ACGTGTGCTCTTCCGATCTAGTAGGATGTATCCCTTTTTTTATATACAATCTTCCCCAAACCCTGCCCACAACAATATATTCTATCGCAACCAATTCATAAAACAATCATACCATAACAATATATTCCAACACAACCATACACAACATAGTATTCCAATTCAGTTTATAAAACATATACAATCCCAATTTCAAAATATATTTCATCTTCTTAACTTCATAACAATATCACACTTTAATAGACACCTATTATATACCAAACAATTTTAAAGATATATTCTACTCTTCCAATTCACAATAGAAAAAACTTAATCAAACAAACACATTATACTATCCTTCAATCCTTATATATTTTTCCGAGCCTATTGCATTACCGATCCATGTGTGCTATACTATAATCACGGTGAGGGGATACCGAACCGACTATACGAATTGATAATAATTGAAAGGAGGAACAAAAAATGAAATTAGTCAAAATGTGGCAACTCTTTGCAAAACCGCATGAAGAGATCACAGCGGCTTATGCAAAAATCTTGCGAAATTATCAGCCGCTTAAATGTAGGTGTATGGTGGTAAGGTATGATGATGATGATATTATGCTTTATCATAGTGCAAAAGAATGCGTTTGTGCTGATGATGGCACGGAATACAACGTGAAAAACGTAACAATGATGACGGAAGATGATAACTACTTCATTATTTACGTTGAAGTGAAATAATATAATAGGTGGGGTGGGTGGGAATAACGAAAGGATGAAAAAATGATTTACTTTGTAAATGCTGAAACAAAAGAACGAATTGAATATGACGATATTGCAAAACGAGTATTCGCAAAAAAGGAATTACCGATCGATTTGAGTGAGATCGCACAGAAAATTGTCAATGCGAAATGGGGAGCATTTTACGCAATGACAGATAACAAGCGGTCGGGAATATATAAAATTCTTGATGCGGAAGATCTACCATGTTATTTGGTGATGGCGTTGGTGGATATAACATCACTGCACTATGCCGCTATCAACTCAATGGCTCGCGGATATGTATCGCGAAAACGACTTGGCATAATTGTTCCGTATAATGGAAGGTATGGAGTAGGCTATAAATGGTTTACAACCTGCCCAAAGTCCACACAATATAAACTTGTGTCATATCTTGTATTTTGAAATTTGAAATCCTTCTGATGAGCTTTGTGGGAGCAAAGCGAAACGCGCTGTTAAACAGTGCGTCAAGGAAACCGAAAAAATACAATAAATGGTTTTCTTAGAAAGGCAAAAATATGAACGAAATTATTACAACCAACACAAAGAAAAATGAAATCCTTGATGGTATCAACACAGCAACCGCGTCAATTTACTGTTCGTTTATTGCTGAAACAACGGACGATAAAGCGAAATTGTATAACGCTTTGAATGCTCCCGAAGTTCGAATCGCGGATCACATTGGAAAGGAAATTGTAATGAGAGATGTTATCATTGAACCCGTTGATATTGTCGATGAAAAAACGGGGGGATGCCGTACAACGCCGCGCGTAACGCTGATTGATGTAAACGGTCATACATACACTGCAACCTCATACGGCATTTATAATTCCCTTAAGCGAATTTTTGGATTATATGGTTCGCCCACATGGGAAGAAGGCATTCCCGTTCGCGTTCGGCAGATTACAAACGGCGCCAACCGAATTTTCACTTTGGATATTGTTACAAAATAATATCTAAAACAGGGAATACAATATATCAATAAAATGGTTCACGCACTATAACCGATGATTTATAGTGCGTGAAAATTTAAAGAGGTGATATAAGAATGACAAAACAGGATGAGCTGTTGCGAAAAGCGGTAAAAAACTATAATGCGAAGATAAAGAGGCTTGAAAAGAAGGCCCAACTGTCAGCGGATTATATTTCTATTCCGCAAAAAGTATATGTGTCGAAAATTAAAAGTAGCGGCGCGAACATTGAAAGTGTAATTTCGGAATTGCAAGCATTTACAGCAAAGCCGAAAGTTACTGTTGATTCCGAATTAAAGAGAATGGTAAAGGCATATAACGAAAAAGCAAAAAGGTTTGAAAAGCGGGGTTTTAAAGTTGATAAATTATCATATTCAAAATTGAAAGACAGTTCGGATCTTGAAGAAACAAAGTCGTTTATGCGGGAGTTTATGAAGGGCGGATATAAAACAGTAAAAACGGAAAGGGGTGTTGAATTGCCCGATGCGATATACAGAAAGGCGAAAAAACAGTTAGACATAATAAATGAACGCCGCGCGAAACAACGCGCAAGACTGGGTGAGATTGAAAGGGGTAATTTGGCGCAAATGGGGAGAATGCGTGATGTAAATTTGTTGCCGAAAAAGGATATAAGCCAAATCAGCGAACGCGATATGCCGTCATATTTGCGCTCACTCGAAACACAAACTCAACCGAATTATCTTGAAAGAAAGAATTTGCAATATGTGAATAACTATATTTCAATGGTAAATAATTTATTTAGCAAAGACGATCCGAGACTGAAAGAAATAATAAACAAAATACATTCGATTAATATTGAAGATTTCATCAATGCAAGTTTAGGTTCGGATTATTTGTTTATTCTGTTTTATCGTGATCCTGTTGAGCAAGAAAATCAAAGGGAAATTATATACGATAAAATAATTGGGTTATAAAAATGTATGTTGCTGATTTTGAAACAACAACAAATATAAATGATTGTCGAGTGTGGGCATGGGGTCTATGTGAAATAGGCAACATTTCAAATTTTATTTATGGGAATAATATTTCATCGTTTTTTGAAAAGATGAAAGAATTATCGAAACAGCAAGAAACGATATATTTTCATAACTTAAAATTTGATGGAGAGTTTATAATTTACCATTTATTAAAAAATGGTTGGTGTCATATAACGGATGAAGATAAGCGGCCGAACACGTTTCAAACGCTTATAAGCGACAAGGGAATATTTTATTCAATTACAACGTATTTTAAGATTCTAAAAAAGAAAAACCATAAAATAACTTTTTTAGATTCTTTAAAACTTTTGCCGTTTAAGGTGGCGGAAATTGCAAAGGCCTTTAATTTACCAATACAAAAAGAGGAAATTGACTATACGGCAGATCGTGAAATTGGGCATGAGCTAACAATTGATGAGATACATTATTTGCGCAATGATTGTCAAATTGTGGCGCAAGCTTTAGAAATATTATTTCATCAAGGTTTAACAAAGAATACAACGGCAAGTAATGCAATGACAAATTACAAAGAAATGATAACGAAAAAATGTTTTTCAAGGTGGTTTCCCGAACCAGATTACGATGCTGATGTTCGGCAATGCTATCGCGGCGGCTTTACATATGCAAACCCGCGTTTTACTCATAAAATAGTTGGCAACGGAATTGTATTAGATGTTAACTCTTTATATCCTTCCGTAATGTATTATTGCAATTTACCATACGGAGACCCAATATATTATGAGGGTAATTATGAAAAAGATAATTTATATGATTTATACGTTCAGATGATACGGTGCAATTTCAAATTAAAGAAAAATTATATTCCGACAATACAGCTAAAAAACAGCACGGCATTCAATCCAACGGAATATATAATTGATAGCAACGGTGAAGACGTTACATTATGTTTAACTTCCGTTGATATGGAATTGTTTCAAGCACATTACAATATTTATAACATAGAATATATTGGTGGTTGGAAATGGAAAAGTTCAAATATAATGTTCCGTTCATATATAGATAAATGGTATGCTGTAAAAGAACAAGCAACGATTGAAGGTAATAAACCATTGCGGACTATCGCAAAATTGATGTTAAATTCGCTTTACGGCAAATTCGGCATGAATCCGAATGTGCGTTCGAAGATTCCAATAATTGATCCGCTGAATGACAATGTACGATATTTATTCGGAGAATGGGAACAGCGCAAGCCGATTTATATTCCGATTGCCGCATTTATAACCGCATGGGCAAGATACAAAACAATTTCAAGCGCGCAAAAAGTATTTCACCGTTTTTTATATGCGGATACAGATTCATTACACTTATTGGGAAATGACATTCCCGAAGAATTGGAAATTGATGATGTAAAGCTTGGAGCATGGAAGCATGAATCGAGTTTTACAAGAGCTAAATTTTTAAGAGCTAAAACATACATTGAAGAAATTGAAGGTAAACTAAATGTAACATGCGCGGGAATGCCCGCAAATTTACACTCACAAGTTACTTTTGAAAATTTCACGGAAGGCGCAAAATACGGCGGAAAATTGCGGCCTATGCATACGGCAGGCGGAATTGTGCTTGATGAAACAGAATTTACAGTGCGAAAGGGATAAAAATATGTATTACGAAATAGGAAAAGCGTTGAGTTATAATTGTTTATTTAATTTTATCGTTGGTATGCGCGGTGTAGGTAAAACATACGCTTTTAAACGATGGGCAATACAAGATTTTTTAAAAAATAAAAATGAGTTTATATACATTCGGCGGTATAAAACGGAGGTGACAGCGCAAAGACTAAAATCGTTTTTTGACGATATACAACCGGAGTTCCCGAACGTTGCATTTAAAGTGAAAGGGAATATGTTTTATATCAATGATGAGTATGCAGGACAGGCGCAAGCATTATCAACAGGTAAGATCCTAAAATCAATTCCGTTTCCGAAGGTAAGTAAAATATGTTTTGACGAATTTATACTTGATAAAGGTGTTTATCACTATTTGCAAGATGAAGTAACAAACTTTTTAGAATTGTATTCAACAATTGCAAGATTGCGAGATGTTGTAGTTTTCTTTTTGTCGAATGCGTATACAATTTCTAATCCGTATTTTGACTATTTTAACATTGTTCCGCCGTACGGAAATAAAACAATAAAGCGGATTAATAACGAAATATTGGTAGAGGTAATAAGGAATGAAGAGTATACAAATGTGGCAATGAAAACGCGGTTCGGCTCAATCATAAACGGCACGGCATACGGTAAATATAATATGGAAAACGATTTTTTGAGAGATAATAAAAATTTCGTTCAAAAGAAAACCCAAAGCGCGAAATATTATTTCACAATATTATATATGAATAATAATTATGGAATATGGGTAGATTATAAAGAAGGTTTAATTTTTGTATCCCGTGATATTGATGAAAGCTGTTTAATAAAATATGCGCTGACAAATTCGGATCTTCAACCCAATATGTTATTAGCCGTTCGAAAGTCAATCTGTTTGCAGACTTTACGAAACATGTATAATGTAGGCGCGGTGCGCTATGAATCCGTAAAAATAAAAAATGAGTTTTCGAACGCATTTAAATTAATACGCGCTTGACAAAAAATAAACCTATGTGTTACAATAATTTTGCGGGGAGCATGTTCAAAATAACGTTGTGAGTTCAGAACGTAACGGGTGAAACCGACTGAACCGCTGAATAGGTCTTACAAACTAACGTTAAACAGCTCCCTTGCAATTATAGTAAAAAGGAGTTTACATTTTATGGAGCAATGGATTCAGATTATATCAACATACGGGGTATCGATTGCGGCAATGATAGCACTTGCGGTTTACATTGTCAAAAAAGATAAGGAAAACCAAGCAGTTATTAATGAAATTATGAACGAGCATAAAAGTGAGGTTAACGACCTTAGGAAAACAATTGAAAATAATACACTAATTGTGACAAAACTTTATGAGAGGTTGAGCAATGAAAAATAGTGAAGATTTTGTAAAATATCTTTTCAAGCGTTTGCCCAAAAATAAACTATTGGCAGGCACTTATTATTGCGGTGTAACCGACAGCGAGATCGGAACAGTCCCCGCGCATTATTTGATGGGTACAACGGGACAAAAAGCAACGCAATGGCGGCTTGATTATGCGTATACTAAATATTATCAGTCAAATTACAGTAAAGCCGAGTTCGACAGTAAAACGCAAAAATGGATAACAGAGAATGCATATTTGTATGACTGCAACGGCTTGATTGACGCATTTGTTGGACAGGATACCAACGCGGCGGGTAACTATACAAATTGGTGCGGTATCAAAGACGATGAGGCACTTGAGTATATTAGCGAAAAAGGTGAGCTTGCGGCGGGTGCTTGCGTTTTTAAGCGCAATTCAAGCGGAAGAATACATCATGTAGGGTATGTAGTAGGCCAAAACGCAAGCGGCGTTCCGCTTATTATTGAAGCAAAAAGCTTTGTAGACGGAATTATTATGTCTACTCTTAATGACGGTTGGAACGAATACGGCATTCCCAACAAAATACTTGTTTTTCCCGAAATCGAACGCACACGCTTTAGGGTAACAAGTCCAATGCAAAGCGGCGAAAAATTTGAGCAGATGCAAAGGGCCCTATCTGCAAACGGTTATGATGTTGGAAAAATCGATGGACGCTGGGGCCCGAAGTCACAGGCGGGATTCGATGAAATGCTGTCGGTGAACGGTAAAACGGCAAAAGTAAAAGTACAAATAAACGGTGTAACCGTGTTGAATGGAGAATACTAATATGAAACGTAGTAAAGAAGAATTACTTCAATCTTTGAAGGGCTTTATTGGAGAGGACGAAAGCGAAAACGCAATAGCTTTTCTTGAAGATTTTTCGGATTCTTTCGCTGATAATTCGGAAGAATTGGTAGAAGTCACAAACAAATATAATTCACTTAAAAAACGATACAAGGAACGTTTTTTCGGTGAAGGGGATGAAGGCGAAAAGCTTGTGGAAGATGAAAACGAAGATAAAGAAAAGGAAATTAAAATAAAAGATTTATTTACGGAGGAATAAAACATGCCCACAAGACCTAAGAATTATACATTGACAAATGTCTCTAAAGATGTTATAAACGGAATTATAAATGAGGGGTTCTCAACGAACTATAAAAATTATATTCCGTTTGCGGCGAAAGACGCGGATTCCATTCGCGCAATTGGTAAAATTATTATGGATTCCCCCAATTTGCGCAATGCGTTCGCAACGGATCTGATCAACCGAATTATTCTTGTTACAGTAACAAGTAAAATGTATGAAAACCCGTGGGAACGACTTAAAAAGGGTGTTTTGTCATTGGGCGAAACCATTGAAGAAATTTTTGTAAATATCGCAAATGCGGAACTTTATAATCCTTCCGTTTCAAGTGAAACGGTATTTAAAAGACGCATTCCCGATATTCGCGCCGCATTTCACATTGTAAATTATCAAGTAAAGTATCCCGCTACAATTTCGAATGAAGATTTGTCGGCGGCGTTTACCACTGAAAATGGGCTTTATTCTCTTATTGAGAAAATATATGAATCCCTTGCAAGCGCGAATAATTATGACGAGTTTAATGTTATGAAATATCTGGTTGCGCTTAATATTGTAAACGGAAATATTAAGAGTATTTCAATACCTTCACTTTCCAATGACGACAATATTAAATCGGTTGTGACACAAATTAAAGCAACATCTAATAAAATGAAGTTTTTGACTGGAAATTATAATATTTCGGGTGTAAAAACTCATTCAAAGCACGAAGAACAGACCGTAATTGTAACCGCCGACTTTGACGCGGCGATAGACGTTAACGTTCTTGCGGCGGCGTTCAACATGGAAAAAGCAGAGTTTCTGTCAAAACGCTTGCTTGTCGATTCATTCGGCGATATTGATATTAATCGACTTGCACAATGTGCGCCGGAAACATGCGAAAATATTACATATGACGCAAACGGAAATGTAACATCCGCAAGCCTTAAAGGTATTACAACGGAACAGCTTGTTGAATTGAGTGAAATCCCCGCAGTTATAATAGATGATGATTTTCTGCAAATATATGACCGACTTATCACTATGGAAGATATTCGTAACCCCGATGGATTGTATACAAATGCATTCCTTCATTGTTGGAAAATTATCAGCGTTTCGCCTTTTGCGCCTGCCGCAACTTTCAGCGACAGCGTGGCGGCGGTGAATAGCGTTACCATTTCGCCCGCAAGCGCAACGGTTGTTCCGAACAGCGAAATACAGTTTAACGCAAAAGTTATTGGAACAGGTTTCTTTAATAAAACTGTAAAATGGACTATTAAGGGAGCAAATTCAAGTAAAACATATGTTGACGTTCGCGGAACGGTATTTATTGGAGCAGATGAAACAGCAACAACAATTTCGCTTAATGCTGATTCAAATGAAAATCCGTTAAAGGGAGCAACTGCAACAATTACTGTTCACAAAGGTTAACAAAACATTGTGACCGACATTTATGACGGTTGCAAAATTCAATGTAACAATTACAAAGGGAGGAAGGCGGGTAATAGTTTACTATTGCCCGCCGTAAAACAATGTTAGCACCAACCCCAAATTCAAAAATACAATTATTTAATAATATCAACATTGATATTAATTATGAGCACACACTTTATTTTGAAAGTGTATCCGCTCAAAACTCATTTTTTGCGCAATGGGTTGTATACAGCGCGGATAAAGCAATATATGTTCGTGAAAACGGACGAATCCGCTTGCCGTTTACAGCCGATACATTGATAGGTTGTAATTATTTGCGCTATCAAAATACAGGTTATTTGAACCGTTGGTTTTATGCCTTTATAAAGAACATATTTTATATAAATGATAACACATGCGAAATAGAATTTGAAATAGATGTTATCCAGTCCTTTAAACTGTATTGTGAAATCCCCGCATGTTGGATTGAGCGAAATCATGTTTATGAAGATTGGGTAGGCTCAAACCGTGTAGAGGAAAATATATCAATCGGCGAATACGTTGTTGACAGCGAAAGTAAAGCACCGTTCGGCCCAGATTGGAGTGTTATTATGTATTCCAGTTTTAATCCCGACACATATGAACCAAGCGGCGGAAGTTTGGTAAAGGGTATGTATTCCGCACTTTCACGAAAGGAAATAGGCATAATTCACATAACAAACGCCGGTGCGTCATGGCTACTGGATGCCTCCATAAAAATAAAAGATATTGTAGAAAATCATGCTGATAAGGTGGAAGGCGTCATTTCAATTTCTCTTTCGCCGCGTGAATTGGAAGGTGAAACAACGGTACGAACATGGGAAATAAAGCGAAATCCAAAATTTTTAGGGTTGAATGTAAACAACAATAAACTTTACACTGCACCGTTTTATTGCCTTTATGTTGCAACGGGTGTTGAAGGTAAAATGTATGATTTTGATGACAGCACCACAGGCGATGGGATGGGTAGTATTACATTTAACCTTGAAAGCGATTTAGCACCGACACAAAGTGTAGCGGCAATTCCGATTAATTATAAGGGTTCGGCAGAAAATTACAGTGAAATGTCAATAATGACGGGGTTCCCGCAATGCGCATGGGTGAGCAATGCGTTTCAGTCGTATCTTGCCCAAAATACAGGAAATTTAGTATTATCAAGTGCTTTAGCGGCGGGACAAATTATCGGTGGTGCGGTAATTGCAGGCGGATCCGGTGGAGCGGCGTTACCATTAGGCGGCGGCATGATAGTAAGCGGCGCAACTTCCGTTGGGCATATTTTGGCCGATGTTGATAAAGTAAGCCGAATCCCTCCGAAAGTAAACGGTAATATAACAGGTACTGCACTTTTTGCACTCGGAGAAAAAGTATTTCATGGTTTTATATTGCGGCCGCGCGATGATTATGTAAAAATTATCGATGATTATTTTACGCATTACGGTTATGCGATCCATAAGGTTGAAACACCTGCAATACATAATAGGGAAAATTTTACTTTTATACAAACTAAAGGTTGCGTTGTTCGGGCCAGTGCAAACAATGAATATGAGGCTTGCAATGCCGCCGCAAGAGCGAAAATTGCACAGATATTTGATAAAGGTATTACGTTTTGGGTTGATAATGCGAACGTTGGTAATTATAAAGTTCGTAATAAACCGTTAGAATAATGGAGGTTTAAAGTGATACGAAATAGCATGAGTATAACACAGCGTTTCCGAAAAGAGGCTGAACGCGAAAATATTGAATCGTATAATTTTTGGTTCAATCGCTTAACAGAAATTGCAATAGCGGGTATTAAATATGAGGATTTGCCGCCGGAAATTGATTCAAGATTTATTGAAATGATATTGTGTTTTGACGGAAAGGCACTGTTTTATTACGATGAAGAGCTTGAACAAGATGTTGTTTTACAGTTTTACAGTTCATCACCATTTGATATTTATAGAGAGCCTTTTAAGCGAGTAGCGTTTTCACCTGCTGTAAATTATCGTAACAAGAATCTAACCAATGAAAATTCGGTTATAATATGGAATAATTCAACACGAACCAATGAAATTTTGGCCTTGCGCTCATATGCAAAGCGCATATCGGAATGTGAACGAATTATCGATGTTAATGTAAAAGGCCAAAAAACACCAAAAATTATATTAACTGAAGATAGTCAACGGCTCACAATGGAGAATCTTTTCCGACAGTATGACGGCAATATTCCCTTTATATTCGGCACAAAAGGTTTAAGCACTTTATCAGAAATAAATGTGCTTGATGTTACAACACCATATATTGCCGATAAATTACAGATACTAAAACGCCAAATAATTAGTGAGGCTCTAACATATTTCGGAATAGATAATGCCAACACTGATAAAAAGGAAAGATTAGTTTCTGATGAAGTTACCGCGAATTTAGGCGGCGTTGAAATTGCCCGCTTAACACGGTTGAAGGCCCGCGAAGAGGCAGTAGCAAAAATTAATAAAATGTTTAACTTAAACATTAAAGTAAAATTTGCCGAAATAGACCGAAAGAATGAAGAGGTTATAAAGAATGAGTAATTATACATCACAATTACGATATATATGCGAAGTACAAAGCGGATTCACGCCCGCCGAATTAAACGAAAAAACAATAGATGAAATTATTACAGCGGCGCAACCGAAAATATTTAATTTTAGATTTCCGATATATGATGAATCATACCGCAATGTTTTAGAACATGAAATACTTTTTCATTTTTATATGCGGGAAATCGGTGCTGAAACATACGGCCTGTTTAATTATTACCTTGCACGAAAACTCCGTGAAATTATGCCTTACTATAATCAACTTTATAAAAGTGCAACACTTGAGTTTAACCCGCTGAACGATGTTGATTATACGGAAGAACATCACGGATCGCAAGGCGGTGAAAAAAATACTGTAAATACGGGTAATTCGTCTTCAACCATGAATGCGGAAAGCAGTCAAAATACAGTAGCCGATAATAATATAAACCGAAATAACACTGAAAATCAAAATATAACTGACAATGGAAAAGCAACGAACACAGCAACAGCAACAGCGTCAACGACTGAAAATACAAGCCGAACCGCAAACGGTGAATCCAATATCAGCAGTGTTGATACTGACGCATACAGCGACACACCGCAAACAAGTGTGAGCGGCGTTAACGGCGTAAACGATAATTATTATTTAACAAATTATCGTAAAAAGTCAAATAATACCGCAAATAATAGCGAAACAAGGGAAAACGGAACAAATACCGCTGAAACAACCAGTAATAATACAACCAATGGAACAAACGAAAATAAGCGCAATTCCAGTACAACGCAAGATTTAAATGAAGAAAATCACGGCGAAACGTACGGAAACGCAACAAGCCGAACGGAAAACACGGGCCGAACGACAGACAACGGAACAGAAAACTTCAATAATACTGATGAATATATAAATCATGTTATTGGAAAACGAAATAGCGCAACATTCAGCGCAATGTTACTTGAATTTAGGGAAACGCTTATAAATATTAATAAAATGATATTTGATGAACTTGAAGAGTGTTTCATGAATATATATTAATCGGAGGGTTATATAATGATTACTATAAAAGATAAAGAATTGGAAAAGGTTAATATTCCGCTTAATTCGGTTTATACTCCCGTCATTCCTTGCGTGCTTGACGGTAATTTATCGTTTTTGGAAATGGTGTGGAAACTATTGTATCACATAAATCTTATTGTTGACGGCGTAAACGCGAACCACGGTGACATTGAAGATCTTGCACAGGCGATTAATGAGCTTGATGCAGATAAATTATCTGTTATGTGGGTTGAAATTGATGTTGCCGCAAAACCGATAAAAGCAAATAAAACTTTTGCTGAAATTGCAGAGGGAATGCGAAAGGGAATTGTGTTTGTCACAGTAAAACAATTAGGTACATTAATTGCTGTCCCTGTAAATGCAAATGATAACATTATATCTTTTTTCTTTGTTGATAATAAAAGCTCAACCACAATTCAAATTAAATCCGATGAAAGTGTTAATATAGAGGAATATAATTTTGCCGCTGAAAACCGTTCGGTTCACTTTTACGAAGATGTAACATTCATTAATATTGCTGATTTTAAACAGTTCACACAGTTTCACGAAACAACGAAGTTTTATAAATTAATTACCGCTGACAGCGGAATTACAGTCCCAACAGCAACAGCGGCAAGTGCGCGTACACTTGCGGCAAATTTAGAATATGTCGGAAATGCTTGTTCGGAAACGTTGACGGCGGCGAAAAAATATACTGATACGCAAGATGCGGCGGTTCAAAAAGCGGCCACAATATATACTAATACTAAATGTGGCGAAACACTTGCGGCGGCGAAATCATATGCAGATGCACAGGATGAAACAACGCTTACAAATGCAAAATCATATAGTGATAGTAAATTTGCTCACGTTACAATTGTAAAAAATGCTGATGAATCACTTACAGCCGATAGCACATTTTCTACAATTTACCTTAATATAACAAGAGGTGTAGTTGTTGACGTCAAGTTTAGTTCGGTAAATAACCGTAATTCAACATATATTATGCGAAATACAATAATCACTCCTACAAAGTTAACTTTCATAGGATATGATGAAACGGCAACAATTCATACTTGCACGATTGACAGTGACAATAATATCACATACGCATAATATATTTTAGTAAATTAGCAAAAATGGTTGCAAGATGAAATGAAGTGTGCTATAATAGCATTGTGCAAAGGGAAAAAAGTCTTTCAGCAACAAATTTTTTCTTGCCTCCTTAGTTTTAAGATCGCAACGCTCCCGTAAGTTTAGCAGTTACGGGAGCGTTGCGATTTATTGGGAGTTACTTATTTAATCTTAAATTTGTAGATATTTATAACCTTCTCCGACATTTGTTTCACAATACCACTCATTCATTTTTCATATTATCCCCGCGAATAAAAGAAAAGATAATACTAATAAAATTGATAAGCAAATTACACATATGTAAAGCACAAATTTTGAAACTTTACCTAAGTCAAAAATACTAAACATTTTACGCACTATCACCAAAAGTAATATGCAGAAAATACAGTTAATTAAATCAATCACTATCATCCTATAACCTCCTTTTCGTATCCGACAGTTTCATACATTGAAATCATGGTAAATTTCATTTCTCAACCCTCCAATTTTTACCGTATACACGTTTTGCGTTATCTTCAATTGATGTGGCAATTTCCCCAACACAAACAGCATATTCTTCATAATGTGCAATCCAGTTGCGCCAATAATCGCCCCATATTTCTATTGCTATTCCGCAAAATTCTCTTACACGTTCCAATTCATAGGGATTACCGTTATAGTATGCGACAGGGACATAAACGCGATACATATAACACTTATCGGTTTTATTGAGTTTTATACCGCTCTTGTACAAAACAACGTTTTTATATCCCCTATCCTTAATAAGTTGTAATGTTATGTATTGTGCCGTTTCATAGTCCTTACAATACAAACATTGACAATGTGACCTATTTTCTTCCTTCCAAACAAAAAGAAATTGTGTAGGTTGATAAGGATTTCCATGTAATTTTAAAAAATAAAGGTTAGTCATTGATAATACCTCCTGCAAAAAGTAATGCTACAGTGGCAACAGCCGCGCTTGCAATTGTACAAAACAACATTTTTATGTTGTTATCGTCCGCGTTTATCGCGGTGTACATACACATACCGCACATAACAAAGGCTAATAAAGCGATAAATATATACAAAATGAATTTCATGTTATCCCCCTTTAAAAATTGACTTCCCAGTCAGCTATTTCATCAAGCCTATCTTTGATTTCATTCATTTCGAGCGCGTCACCTGTTGATAAAATATACTCTATTATGTCATTGAATAAAATAGGCATATTGTAGGCAAAATCCGCCGATTCAAGGTTGCCTTGCACGTCAAACCAAAAATAATTATTGCGCGGTGAAAAATCACCATAACAGCCCATGCACAATATATCTGTTGGAGTACTTCCATCTAAAATTTCATCCAACTCATACATACTATATAGTCTTGTCAAGTCGTTTTTTTCGCTTTACAATAATTATTGTGCAAAGCAACCAATTTGTGGGTATCCATCCCAACTATGCATTCAATAATTTTTGCTTTTTTTGTAATTCATTTTATCCCTACCTTCCTCCCCGTATAGCCTGTTAGGACAGCTTGAAAAAAGTCTTTTGCTTACTCAATTATTTCGAGCGGTAATCCAATAAGGTTAGCATATTTTCGAATATTACTAATATTCGATTCATACGCAATTGTTTGATTAGGGGAGCTCTTCCAAAAAACACGATATGCCTCCATGTAATCAATCCATTCAGCGCAAAAAGTCAAATTTTTCATTTTCATTTACCTACCATTTAATTTAGTCGGTTCGGTATCCCCTCACCGTGATTATAGTATAGCACACATGGATCGGTAATGCAATAGGCTCGGAAAAATATATAAGGATTGAAGGATAGTATAATGTGTTTGTTTGATTAAGTTTTTTCTATTGTGAATTGGAAGAGTAGAATATATCTTTAAAATTGTTTGGTATATAATAGGTGTCTATTAAAGTGTGATATTGTTATGAAGTTAAGAAGATGAAATATATTTTGAAATTGGGATTGTATATGTTTTATAAACTGAATTGGAATACTATGTTGTGTATGGTTGTGTTGGAATATATTGTTATGGTATGATTGTTTTATGAATTGGTTGCGATAGAATATATTGTTGTGGGCAGGGTTTGGGGAAGATTGTATATAAAAAAAGGGATACATCCTACTAGATCGGAAGAGCACACGT